TGAAACTGTATTTATATGTCCTTGTTCTGTTGTTGTGGGTTTAATTGTAATCCAAGCTGATCCTGTATAAGACTTTATTACATTATCTGATGTATTAAAATAAAGTGCTCCTGTTAACAATGCATCTCCGTCATTATCAACACTAGGATCACTACTTTTACTTCCTAAATATCTATCGTCAAAGGAATCAAAGCTAGCTGCTGCACTAGCAGCCGATGTTGCAGCTGCAGTTTCACTATTTTTTGCAGCAGTTGCTGATTCATTTGCAGCAGTTACGTCTGCCGATATTGATCCTTGTAAAGTCTGTAATACAGCAGTATCCCCTGAACTAAATAGACCACCTTTAGACTCATTACTTGTAGAACCTATCTTATCTTCTGTATCAGGAGCTGCTGGGGTGACACTAGATGTGCTTGATGATGATGATGCTGGCATTAGATTAACCCTCTTCCATTATAGTTTATTTGAACGTTTCCTCCTGATGCACCTCGCTTATTATCTTCATCATTCAATGCCCCTATCTCTTGATAGAATAGTTCATTATACTTTTTAGATTGCTCCTCATCCTGTAGATAAGCAAAGGCTTCTGATAAAGCACCGAATAATAATACCTTTTCATTTTCATCTCTTAACCAATGAGCTACTTCATTTCCAATATATAATGCACTATTAGTATTTGAGAATGTCAAATCAACATTATCTCCTAATGTTTGAGCTGTATCTACAACAATACTATTTTGAGTACTTGCATTGGTTACTAGAGGTGCTGCACCACTATTAAGTGTTACACCAGTACCTGATAACTCCATACCATTTACAATAGTACCTGATCTACCATCATTAGTTATAGCTGTTGAATTATTTACTGCCACATTTATTTTAGCAGTTACTTTAGTTGTATCTGCAGTATTTGCTTCTTCCTGTGTAGCATAGGCTGTATTAGTATTACCATCTACAAAATAAAGTCGTGTAACTCCATTCGTTGTTGTAAGAAATCCTGCAGCATAGTTATTTGGATTAACTGAATAAACCGCATTTAATGCAGGTAATCTTTTATAATAATGTAGTTCAACTTTATCCGGTGTACCAACTCCTGCGCCCTTATTAAAACCTGGAGATAGTAATAGTGTATTACCAACTCTTGACCAGTACGCCATGTAATTATACTTCTCTGCATACCAATCGTTATATGTTCTTAAATCTGTCTTCTCATTAAATAAACGGCAAGTTCTTCCTACAGAATCTATCTCTCTTATCTGAATAAATTCTATAAGATCTTGAGGTAAAGTTAATTCAGTTTTACTAGGAGCATAACCATTACCTGCTGTGGTAGCCGCCGTTAAAGCTGTCGAAGTATAGGTTACAGTATTTTCAAGAGATGCAACTCTAAGACTCCTGTAACATTTATCAGCAGCATATCTCATACAGTCTTGTATTCTTGTATCGGATAATACTGAAGAGTCTTTATTAGACCAATCCCTTACTAATGCTGTAAAGTTTGCATAAGTCGGCATAATTATCTCCCTTAAGTATTAACAAGAAGGTCCGGGTATTCTGTCTGTAATATATATCTTAGCTTCTTTACTTTATCCCTATCGTTCATAAAAGTCTGCGAGTGAAGATCTATACCATGGTCTTCATTTATTTTAATCGCAACAATATCTGGAATCGTTGCCATCTTTCTATAACCATGTTTTGTTTTCCCAAAGTAATCTTGTTTTTCTCTTTCTAATTTCACGTGCTTTAAGTAAGGATCCACATCTTGTATCGCCTGCCATTGACCTGTATTTAAGTCAAAGCCTGCATCAATACTTTTGTCAGAATCTACTGTTGCACTTTTAAATCTAAATTCATTTTCTTTTGCCATCCTCAACTCCTAGTTTACGTAGCAGGTTCTGTTATAGCAACGAATCTACCTGACTTACCAATGTAACCTAATAGGTCTCCAGCAGTTGCTGCAGTAAGCGAAGCCTGTAAAGCTGGAGCAGGTGTACCACTAACATTTATAAGATCTAAGTGAGTTAGCTTATAACCTGTAGCAATCTCTGCTATTCTGTATACACACTTTTCTACTGGATAAATATTTCCTGCATTTGTTTTAATAACGTACATAGTTCCCTCCGTTATTTAAGGGAGCCGTAGCTCCCTATTAAAATTAATTAGGTACTGTTGCGTCAATACCATCTAGGTAGTTCATCATTCCTAACAAACCACTATCATCTGATATACCTTCAAAGATATTTAAATCACCATGAAGAATCGCATATTCTATTTCAGATGCAATCGCTTCAACCTCTTCAGGCATATTTGTATACGGTGCCATACCTACCATTCCAGTACTCATGCCACCCCAGGTGTCTTCACTTTCCCACATACCATTCATAAGAGCTTTTACTCTTGATACATAGTAAGGTCCCCAGTTATCCATGATAGCAGTTAACTGAGTATCAGGTGCGAAAGCAATCATATCGGATGCTTGTCCAAATGCCAATACACCTTTAGTTCCTGCAGTTTGTAAAGGAGCTGGTGAGTCTGTATGTTGCGTAATAATATCTGCACCATTACTAATCAATACATTCGCTGCTTGAGATTCTTTAGCAGGATCATACCATGTATTAACCCATATTATATCTAAATCAAAATCTGGATTTACAGAAGTTGCTCCAAGATAAAATGCGTTAATCCCTCTTATTACTTCAGGAATTGGGAATGAAGCTATATATCCAGCTTTACCTGCTGTACTCATATGTCCAGCAATCACACCTTGTATATACCTTCCTTCATAAAACCTACTGCTATAAACACTTACGTTCTCAGCAGTCTTATAACCGGTAGCATGTTCAAATTTTACATCTGGAAATTCTTTAGCAACTTTTAACGTTTGATCCATATATCCAAATGAGGTTGTAAATATAATGTCTGCACCACTCTGAGCCATGTCTCGCATAACCCTAGCAGCATCAGGACCTTCTGGTACTGATTCAACATACATTGTAGTAACTTTATCACCTAGTTCGTCTTCAACCATTTGACGACCTTGATCATGCATGTATGTCCACCCATGATCTCCGACCGGACCTACATAAACAAATCCAGCTTTTACGTGATTCTTAAGTACACTTCCACCTGCAAAGGCAAAAGTTGGTATTAATAATATTAATGTTAGTATCGAAAATAATTTTTTCATTTGAGTCCTTCTCTTTAATATTAGTTAGTTGTTAATTTATCCTCTTCCTGTTATGACGGTAGCACCACAAGCACTATAGGCTTTGGAAACTTTACCACCAGCATTTTTATACCTTACTCCACCATATACATGAGAAGCTTTCTTTAATTTATCTACAGAACCCGGAAAGGCTTTGTTCATTAATTCCGGATGCTTCTTACCTTTTTCTTTCATAGCAAGAAAGTTTGAAAAGTTATTAGCTCTATGTGAATGCATTGTAGAATTCTTAGAACTTTTAGGCAATGTCTTTTTTATTTCAAACGCTCTTTTATTAGCATCTCTGTTAAGAGCGCTCCTAAGAGACTCAGGTGCTTTAATTGGTTTAGCCATATCTATCTCCCTGTTATGACGTTGCCGCCACCTTTGTAGTATTTAGAAATCTTTCCGCCAGAAGCAAAACCTTTAGCTTTCTTCCATGCACTAAAACCCAAATATCCCGGTTTCTTTTTATGTGGATCGCCAATAGCTGTTTTATGAAAATTTGCACGCCGCCACTGATCTTTTAAACTCAGATTATTTTCAAGTTTAATACCAGGAATATATAAACTTGGACTATTTTTATTTGACATATCTATCTCCCAATAAAAAGGAGAGACTAATTAAAGCCTCTCCTAAATTAATCCTTAGTTAAGACCGTAGATTGCTCCACATCCTAATGGATTACGTACTTCAAGAGTACATTCTTCAACCATCATACCGACAGTTGAGTCACCCTTCTGACCTACATCAACTTCTTGTAGTGGTCTTAGAGTTGCAATATTAAACCACATTGGATCATAGATTAATGCAGCAAAGTCAGCAACGTCAGCTAAACCAGCACCAGAGAAGTTATTATTGTCATTACCTTTGAACACACCAGCAGCGACAGTATTTGATAGTCCCATAATATAATTAGGAACAACCATCACGTCACCGAAGTCTGACATATAAACGTCAACAGACTGCCTTAGCTTTCCGCTCTCGTCAATATTTCTAACTACTCCAGTATCACTAACCATAAGGTCAGAGAAATCTCTTCGTAGTTTAGGTGATAACATAACTTTAGTAGCCTTACCGCCTTGCTCATAGATTTTCTGCATTACAGAATCAACATCTGTAAGTGCTAAAGACCCACGAGTAGGTGCAGTAGTTCCACCGTTAATGCTTGCAGAAATTATACCAGTACCATTATTATCAGTACCAGCTGCAGTACCACGAGCAGAAGGAGCAATATATTGTCCTAAATACTTTACAGTATCAGCTGATTGAATATAAGCAGTATAACTACCTGCAGATCTTGCAGTATTACCTTGCGCGCCTACAGCAGCAGATACATGATAAGCATGAACTAGATCGAATTCAACATCCCTTCTTAGTTCTGTACCACGCTTCTTAAGCTGATAAGCATATTCGTCAGCAACACCAGCCTGGTCAACAGCACGTCTTGTACCGGAAACACCAATAGTCTTAGCGTTAATCTGAGTATAGTTACCTAGTCGAGTTCTAAATGGACCAGTTCTTGCAAATGCAGCACCAACAGCTGGTGTAGCACTATGAGCAGAAGTAGCTGGTTCAATATAGTCCTGACCTTCAGCAACTCTTGAATCACCAGGAGCGGCTAAAGTATCTGTCTGCCATTCATGATAAATAGCAGTTGCTTTAGCTTTACCGATAGAAGAAACAAAAGGTGTCTCATCTCTGGTAATCATAGTTATAAAATTAGCTAAGTCTTCTCTTTGAGAAACGTTAGCACTTGTTGCTCGCGCTGGGCCTTGAGGACCTCCAGTACCGCGAGCGCCAATAAGTGTAGTCATATGTTAGTTCTCCTACATATTTGACAGTGACCGCTCGGCATAACCTCTTAGAAAAGCATCCTGATCTTCTTTCGAAGAATCTTTACTCAAAGCTCTTTTTCTCAATGCCTGTGCTGCATCAACTTGTTTTTGTTGTACAGGCCTAGACTTTCGAGTAGGAATCTTTTTAGCAGGTGCTGCTTTTCTTTTTGCAGAACCTTTATTAATTCCCTGTTTTAAAATACGATAATCATTAACAAACTTTACAATAGCAGGATCAACAATAGTATCTAATACTTGTTCGTTGATTCCTTCTTTAAGTGCAAATGCACGGATATCTTTAGCTATTGTCTCATTAAATCCAGGAATTAAAGTTGGAATTGTTTCATCGAAAGTTTTCAATTGTTCATTCCAAGCTTTTGTCATTTGCTCCTGGGACTTTTCTGTTACAGTCTTTTGAAGGGACTCACGTCCTTTTCTAGCTTCCCAATATTCTTTTTGCTTTTGCTCTCGTTTATCTTTAAGATCTGTTAGATCATATGAATTACCGTCTTTACGAGCTTCATCAATTTTCTTTTCAATATCATGAAATTCTTTAGCATGCTCTTGCTCAGACTTATATAATATCGCAACTGAAGCCGTCGACATGGACTGTACTTCAGCTAGCTTCTTATTATAGTCTTCTTCAAAGTTTTTCCTTGCGTCACCAAGTTCGCGACCCTTTTTGGATAGAGATTGTTCAGTAGAATAACCTTTAATAAGATCATTAAAAGAAACTTCAGTATCTTGTCCATCGATCTTTAAAGATACTTTCGCTTCTAAGTCTAAATCTTCAGGAGTAAATAATTCAGGATCTTGGGTAGCGGGTTCATCACCAGCATCCTCACCTTCACTTTCTACTTCTTCTTCATTAGCTCCTTCTTCAATTTCTTCGTTTGCAGATTCATCAGATTCCTTTGGGTCTTGTTGTTCTGATTCCTCTGGGTCAACCTCAGGTACTTGCTCAACGGGTAGAGACTGTTCTTCATTCGGTACAAATTCCGAACTACTTACAATGTCAGCCAGCAATTGTTCTTCTGTTCGACCATCCGTAGCTCCAGCGTCATCCCTAGGCGGGGCAGAGTCTGGTATTGCTTTGGTATCTTCACTCATATTAGCTTACCTCTTTCTTTTTAGTAGTAGGCTTTTTAGAATTCTTTTCTAATACTTTAGAGTATCTTTCTTTTAAGGCATACATATAATATAACTTATCACAGTTAAGTTTTGTTTTACCGCCACTCCTGCTCGAATCATATTCTAAAGTATTTATCATTTCATTTAAATTACTTATTAAATGTGGATAATCAATTATTCTGTCCATCATTGTCCTCCATCATATGTGGGATATTCTTCCCGTACATCTCGAAGCTTATCATTTTCTCTTTGACACTTCCCAGTGCCATCGCAGAAGAGTAGAGGAACTCTCGAGATTTAGTTTCGTGTGGATCTGTCTTTAGCCACTCTATGAACAAGTCAATTAAAACTTCTCCATATACTTCATCAAAAAATTCAGTCCTTTCTTTAGACGCGAAGTGCCCTTTAACATGGGCAAGTCGCGCTAATTCATCTGGGTGTATTTTATGATTACCGTATGATTTTTTATTTCCCAGCCTCTTCTCGGCTGTCTCACGGTATTTATCCATTACTTATCCGCCGAATGCAGATACTAGTAATGGGGTCACAACTTCTTTTGTTAGGCCTATGGCTAGTACTAGCTTGATGCCAAAACTAACGATGCCTGAAAATGTAATCGGATCCATAATGTCCTCCTAATTTATTTTAATGAGTTTGGGTTTCTTTTCATCTGGAACAATTCTTTCCAGCTGTATAGTTAAAAGACCATCTTCTAACTTTGCATCTTTAACTTCAATATCATCTGCAATCGTAAACTCACGGGTAAACTTCCTATACGAAATTCCTTTATAGACGTTTTTATTATCCTGAGTATTTTCTTTTACAGACTTTACAGTTAATAGATTCTCTGTAACTTCAACTTCAATATCTTTCTTATTAAAACCAGCAAGTGCCATTTCAATTTTAAAGTTATAATCATCATCCTTTATAATATCATAAGGTGGATATGAAGTTGTTACCCTAGAGTTGCTAGCTAACTGATCGAATAAACGATCAAAGCCTACAGCATAAGGGGTTAATGTATTAAAGTGATCAAATAAAGATAATGTTTGATTCATAAGTTTTTCTCCTTTTTAAGCAAGATTGTTGTAACCCTATAAGGCGTTACATATTATAAAGTCCTCTTTAAGTAATAAGTGTATTGTATACTACTTCACTAGCTTGTGCTGACGTACCATGAGAGGTTGCCAGACTAGTTAATGTTTGTGCACCGTTGTTTAATCCGGTTACAATTGTGAAACTTTTCTTTTCACAAGTAAGACCAGTTTGTACATCAGTACCTGCAGTTGCTACGTTAAATGTAATTTTAGAATCACTGTCATTAGTGACCATGATTTTTCCACCACCAGATCCACCGGCGGTTGTAACAGTTCCAGACTGAGCTGCACCAACTCCTGATGAGTTAATAGTTACTGTTCCCATAATTATTCTCCCTGTTGTTGAGGTTGAGGTTGTTGTGGCCCTTGCAATATTTGCCTTGCCATCATTATTATCTGAGCATAATCAGGATGCTTAGGTAATTGTGCACCTTCTTTAGTTGCCTTAATAGCAAGGTCAGCCCATTCTTGAAAGTGTTTATCAATTGATACTGCTAATTGTTTAGAGTTATCATCTTGAGTATTTTTAGTTTGAGCATGAGTAAAACCAACATTGGCCTCCGCTAAAGCGGATTCGGCCATAGCCTTCTTCTGTTCTAATTGTTTTGCCTGCTCAGCATCTTGAGATTGCTTCTGAATTGTTTCAGCAGCCTTCTGCTTGAATTCATCGGTAGTATAATCTTCTAGAAAATCATTACTATCCAGATGCATTGCCTCGAGTAATTTAGTTGCCAAGATCGCAGGGGCTTCTGGTTTAATTACCATCCCTACGCCTTGATTGTTTAATGCAGGTAGAATTTCTCCACCTACCTTACCAAGCTTTGTGATCATATTGATATTAGAGTTTTCTCCGATATCTAATAAGATTTCTACATCCATCCTCGAAGGTAGTGTATC